GATCGACACTAAAGCCTACCCCATGGGAAGAAGTTAGTGATGGTAAGTATCTTATCAAGTTCTCTTGGAATGATGAGAAGAGACCTCCAGTTGTAGATACTGAAGGCACACCAATCAAGGACGAGAACACACCAGTATATTCAGGCAGCAAAGTTAAGCTTGGATTTACTCAGAAACCGTACATACTCAGGGACGGCGTAACCTATGGTACATCACTCAAGTTATCTGGAGTTCAGATAGTGAGTATCCAGTCAGAGGTAGGTGTAGACTCTGGTGATTTAGACGAGCAAGGAGCAGCCGAGCTGTTCGGTAATACTGCTGGATTTAAAGCACAAGAACCAAACGTGACACCTGACACGACACCAAGCTCAGTAGAAGACGACTTCTAATGGCTTTCCGATCAGGTCTTGAAGAAAAGGTAGCTGATCTATTAGTAACGTTGGGCGTTGACTATGAATATGAGGAAACGTCCTACCCTTACACTATCCAACACAGCTATACTCCCGACTTTGTATTACCAAGTAACGGAGTAATCCTAGAGGTCAAAGGGTATTGGGACCCACCATCTAGGCGTAAGATTAGACAAGTAATCAAGGACAACCCAGACATAGATCTACGTATGGTATTTCAAGACCCATACAAAAGAATCTCAAAAAAATCTAAAACAACATATGCAAAGTGGTGTGAGCGATACGGAATACTCTGGTGTGCTGCACACTGCATCCCCGTAAACTGGCTAAAAACATGACCATCCCCATAGAAACCGACATTGTCTTTGGAATACCATTAGGTAGTACTCAGATACCAATTGAAATATGTACTAAGCTAAAGACTTTACCAAGCCTACAAGGGCAAAATCATGGTGTTAAATTTGAGGACAACCCAAAGTTGTATAATGTATTAGGTTATAATGCTAAACTTAAGAACGCTATTACAGAAATATTCTCTGCTTGGGTAAATAATCTTTCAGGGAATGATGCACAAAAGTGGGTGATGACTACCAATTGGATTACGGAAAACACTAACGGTGCTGCAATGACTGAACATGCCCACACCAATTGTATGTATTCTGCTGTTATATATTTTGATGAAATATTACCAGAGCACCCTCCATTAATACTAATGAATCCATTAGCTCCTTCCCTTAATACAAATTTATATGTAAAACAGGTAAATGCTAATCCATTTAATGCTACTAACTACGTTTGTCCTTGTAAAACAGGAACAATGATTATGTTTCCATCTACTGTGAAGCATGGACATGCAGCTTACAAGTCAAAGGTACCCAGAAAATCATTTGCTTGTAACTTTTTTCCAGTAGGTAGATTTAGTAGTAAAGATTCAAGTCTCGACACAAACTGGTTGTCATACGATGACTAGCGAGTTTTTAAGACACGAGCCATGCGAGGTGTGTGGCTCATCTGATGCCAAAGCTATATATGACGACGGCAATACATTCTGTTTTAGCTGTCACAATCTAACACGAGCAGATAATCACAATCAACACATGCCCACCGATGTACAATTCAAAGGAACAGCCCAACGGCTTACAAAACGAAGAATCAGTGAAGAAACCTGTCAACACTACAAAGTCTTTAGGGATGGAGAATTTTTACGCTTCCCTTATTACAGCAGCGACAGAACACTTCAAGGGTTCAAGACGAAGACAAAGTTAAAGGACTTTAAGTATGAAGGAAACACTACTGACACCCTTTTTGGTCAGTCTCTCATTCCTTCTACTGGTAAACGTATTATGGTTTACGAAGGCGAGCTTGACGCACTCTCAGGGTGGGAAGCCTACCCTAACTGGGCTCATGTCTCACTACCTCATGGAGCTGCGTCAGCTAAAAAGGACATACAAAAACAACTCCAGCTTTTTCAAGGTTACGAGGAAATTGTCCTATGCTTCGATAAGGACGAAGCCGGTCAAATGGCTACAGAAGCAGTTGCAGCTCTCCTACCGTCTGGCAAGGTTAAGATTGCTCATTTGCCAGACCCGTACAAGGATGCGTCAGACGCACTACAAAATAACGATGCTGAAGCTATACGGAAAGCTATTTGGAATGCTTCCCCGTACCAACCAGACGGAATCGTAGACGGTAAATCATTATTAGAACTGGTTACCAACCCTAGCCCTCCTTGTGACTTCGAGTATCCCTTTGCTGGATTGCAAAGACTAACCCATGGATGCAGATACGGAGAGCTCACTGTTATCAGTGCAGGCACAGGGCAAGGTAAATCAACCCTAACAAGGCAGTTAGCGACTCACTTCCTAAACTTAGGAGAACGTGTCGGGTACATTGCTCTGGAGGAATCAAACAGAAGAACAGCTCTTGGACTTATGTCTGTAGCTACTGGTAAAGCATTACATCTTGGAGAACATACCAAGGAAACATTACAAGAAGCATATGACTACACGCTCAAAGACTGGAATCTCTTCCTTTATGACCACTTCGGCAGTGCTGACCCTGATACTATTTACAGTCGCATTGAATATATGGCACTCGCACTCGAAACGAAGACCATATTTTTGGACCATCTGAGCATATTAATCTCTGGATTAGAAGGAGATGAGCGAAAGATGATCGACACCACCATGACTAAATTACGAAGTTTAGTCGAAAAAACAGGAATTAAACTTTTCTTGGTATCACATTTACGTAGAACGTTAAATGATAAGAACCATGAAGAAGGAGCACGCGTAACTCTTGGACAACTGAGAGGTAGTGCAGCAATTAGTCAGCTTGCGGACGAAGTTTGGGGACTCGAAAGAAACCAACAAACGGAAGCTGTAGACCAAACTATCCTACGCGTACTCAAGAACCGATACTCAGGTGAAGTAGGTGTCGCATGTCAACTTAAGTACAACAAAGAAACATGTAAATACGATGAAACTACAGAGCCAATTTTCAATCCCAGCACAGACTTCTGAGCTGAAAAAACCAAACCCACCTACAAAACAGGCAAAGAAAAAAGCTAAGTTTAAGGACAAAACATATACCGGTAAAAAATAGTGCTGGTATTTGACATAGAAACAAACGGTTTACTTTATGACGTATCTAAGATACATTGCATTTCCACCTTTGATACGAAAAAAGAAAAGACATACGTATATAACAATCAGGATGACGGAACGCCCAGTGTCCGGGATGGTATCAATCAGATTATGGAAGCTGATACTCTCGCTGGTCACAATATTGTTGGGTACGACCTTGCTGTGCTTCGGAAGCTTAGCGATGGCTTTCATACTGATGCTACAATTATTGATACTCTTGTGCTATCTCGCTTATATCATCCAAATTTAATGGAGATAGACAAGAAAAGACAGTGGAGACATATGCCACTACAACTATATGGAAGACATTCACTCGAAGCATATGGCTACAGATTAGGTGAGTACAAGGGAGACTTTGGTAAAACATCTGACTGGCAAGAGTGGAGTCAGGAAATGCAGGACTACATGGTCCAAGATGTAAACGTTACCACCAAATTATGCGAACATTTCCGCCCTTACCTGACGCGTGTCGGTTAGAGCACCGAGTCGCCGAAATCTTAACTGAACAAGAAATTCATGGATGGACATTTGACGAACAAAAAGCTCAGCAACTTGAGTCATCTCTCCGACGAGAGATGGAAGAAACTGTTGACGTACTTCGAGGACAATTCCCTTACGTTGCAGGATCGCTGTTCACTCCTAAACGAGATAACGCAACACAAGGATACAGAGAAGGATGTACAATACAACGAATAAAAGAATTTAACCCAACTTCACGAGACCACATAGCATGGATTCTGACGACTCATTTCAAAGTCAAATTGAGCAAGACCACCACGACTGGGAAACCAATTATCGACGAGATTACATTGATGGAGATAAATATTCCCTTCTCCAAAGCATGTGCGAAATGTTTGACGATAAAAAAGAAGCTTGGAATGATATCCGAAGGCGTGAACGCATGGAACAGGCTTGTTACGAGTAAAGGCAGGATACACCACAACTGCTCGGTTAGTACGAACACATTTAGATGTGCTCATCGTAAACCGAATCTCGCTCAAGTTCCTGCGGATAGAGAATTTAGAGAACTATTTATTGCCAGCCCAAGACATACAATGGTAGGAGCAGATTTAAGCGGAATCGAATTGAGAATGCTTGCCCACTATCTTGGCAGATATGACGGAGGTCGATACGCCGATATTTTACTTAACGATGATATTCACCAAGTAAACGCAGATAAAATAGGAATCACCAGACGCCAAGTCAAGACTGTCACATATGCCTTCTTGTATGGTGCTGGAAATGAAAAATTAGGTATGAGTTATGATAACACTCTACAACCCAAGGAAGCCCGTAAAAAAGGACAAGAGATTAGAGAGGCTTACGTATCTGCAATCGAAGGATTGTCCGACTTACTTGGAGCGGTTGCAAATAAGGCTACTGCTGGTTACCTCTTGGCATGTGACGGACGAAGGGTGCTGGTCGATTCACCGCACAAAGCACTAAACTATCTCCTTCAATGCTCGGCAGGAATTGTCGCAAAGCGTTGGATGGTAATAGCAAATGACCGATTACAGCCTTTTCACACACATCAACTGGCATTTGTACACGATGAACTACAATATGAATGTAGACCGTACCATGCAGTCGGCGTTAGAAGAGAACTGGAAACATCAGCTATATTAGCTGGAGAATACTACCAATTACGTTGTCCCATTGCTGCCGAAGCAAAAGAAGGACTCACATGGGCTGACGTACATTAAATATGAAATTATTAATTGATTGCGACTATATAGTCTACAAATGCTGTGCAGCAGCAGAAACCGAGATGGATTTTGGTGATGACGTCATTGTTGTTACTTCTAATTTCTCAGATGCAATGAAATGTGTTGAGAGAGATTTACAAAAAGTCCAGAATGAACTAGGTTCCTTCGATGATGAATTAATCTTGTTTTTTACAAGTCCTCAAAATTTTAGGAAAAAAATTCTGCCCGAATACAAGGGTCATCGACAGAGAAAAAAGCCCTGTGGATTTAAACGTGTCATACAGGAATTAAAGAAAAAATATAGAGTTATCCTTAAGGATACACCCGAAGCTGGTGATTCTATAG